TCATCCGGAAGGATTGCCCTATATTGAAAACTATCAATATACGACCAAGAAAAAAGTGCTTGTCGCAAAAGACGAGCGTTTCACCAACCCGTTCCATCTTTACGAGCGCGGTCTGTATGCCTTGAGCATCTTGTCGCGTCCGACTGCTTCATACGTGATGAAAGTTGCCGACTTGTCGAGACTGTCGGGGTTAAGCCATGAACAATTCGCCCTTGGCGATAACGTGTTCGTGTACGACAAAGAATTGGGCATCAACGAGAAGAAGCGCATTGTTCGTTGGAAGTACAACATCAAGAAGCCGTGGGAATCGGAAGTGGAGCTTGAACGTCCACAACCGACGCTGTCTGATTTGCTGTCGGGTGTTCAAGAAGCGGCATCCGTTTTGGAATCGGAAGATACGGTAGACCGACAAGATTTGCTGAACTTGAGCGTCTTTAACTACCTCATGAATTCCCGTGCTGATGACGGATTCAACTATTGGACGAATAACGGGTGGGAGATTGATCCGGTCAACGGATACAGCGGCAACGCCTCGTTCAAAGCGACGGCTGAAGAAGGGAAAACCAAGACGATTAAGCAAATCGTTTACCCTTCCCATCGTGATTCGTATTCCATCAGCATGCGAGTGGCGGCGGAAAACTTGCAAGTCGGGAGGGGGCGCGTCGGTGTTTACATTCGCATCAAGTACGCGGACGGAACAGAAGACGAGCCAATTTGGCTGTCACTGGCCGGAGGTGAGACGACATGATGTTCCAATTAGTCAGCCAAGTTATTGAAGTAAAAAACCCTGATCGGGGTGTTTCGGCGATTGAAATTGAGTTTGTCGTGGAGAATTGCCAATCGGGGCAGGTGAATGTCACCGACATCATGCTGCAAAGCGGTTCAATCGCGACTTTGTGGAAAGGGCATCCGTCGGAAACACGTTGGTCGCTAGACGGGTGATGGTATGAATAAAGGAGATTGGACGCGATTTCTCGCCACATTGACCAAATTTCAACGAAAAAAAGTGGATCATATCGAATTTGAGCTAGTCGCTGAAAACCTGCGGCGCGGAGCGATCCGCATCACTGACTTGCAATTGCAAGAAGGCGAACAGGCGACGGCTTCCATTCCGAACACGGCGGAATGGTTCCAACCTGCATACGGAACATTGGACGAAACATCAACGGCCGTTGGGGGAGACGTTTATTTAGGCGATCAGCCGCGAGTATTCGAGAATGTGAAAAATCGCTTCTACAACATTGTCGGGCGAGGACATGAAGCGATTATCGTGCCAAACGTGTACGAAACAGACTTCTCACGTCAACTGACGACTACTGTCGTGGACATCACGCTATACGCGAAAAACGACTTCGATTTGTTACGGATTTCCACCAACTACGGAGACTATGTGGACGAATACGAGCGAGTATATCCCGACGAGCCGGAACATCCCTTAAATAAGCGATACAGCCGTGAATTTTTCTTTGAAGGCGGCGCGGCCGGAAGCGAAATTCGGTTGTGGGGCTCAAGGAACGAGGCGTCGATCAACGGCGTTCCGGCCAATCGGGCGAGCCGGAGCCTGCCTGTCGGCAACGGAACGCTCAAGATAAGGCGTCAATTGTTCATGGGCTTGCCTTATGGCTCGAACCGGATTCGCATCGAGTTTTACAAGCTAGTTAATGGGAAAATGCAAGACGTTGGCATTGGGTACTGGGGAGTTGTCGAACTCATTCAATGGCAGGAAGGGAAGTCCAAGCCATGATAAAGCTGTTATCTTGGTCGCTAAATGAGCCGTCAAACGCTGAATTTGAGCAATACGCGAGAGAAGTCTCAACAGGCGTATGGGAAATCATTGACCCGAACGCTTGGAAGAATTGGGGCGGCGATCAGCGCAACTTTTGGTACGCGTTTTTAGAACATCACGACAAAATACATGCGTTTGGTCTTCACGATTTCGGTGTATTAGCGGACGGTTCGATTTATCATTACAAGGCCGGAGAAGCGTATCCAGTCTTGACCGATGACGAGAGCGGCATTCGCTATTGGATGAGAGATTCGTTGCGATTTTTGGTGGATCACTACCCGAGTATCAAGTGGTCGTTACAAATGGTTTGTTTTAATGAAAGTCGGGTAGAGCCGATGTTAGATAACGTGAACAATGCACAAGACACGTTCATCCGACAACTGCGGAAAATCGCCGAACTCTACATGAACCGTTTCCCGAACCGCATCAAAGGGATTGAGATGGACTTTGAAAAAAGTTCGTCTCGAAGTCGCTCATATCAAGAAGCGGAAAAGTATCGCGATTTGCTTGTAAGGGTGAAAAACGAGGTTTGTATTCCGTTAGGGCTGGAATTGCGCGTGAACCTTCATGCGATGACGGGCGATTTTGAGCCGTATTGGTATCAATGGACAGACTATCGAACCGTTGCTAGCGGAAGGGATTTGAACGGAAATCAGGCTATCGACGAGTTTCAAATCATGTCCTATGATTTCTCGTCGGGCAATACTGCGCCTGGAGCATCTACCCCATTATGGTGGCTCGAACAGGTGTTAGATCATGTCCAAAATGTACTGCAACCAGAGAAGGTGTATGTCGGAACAGCCGCATATGGACGCCGTTGGCAGTTGAATGAGAAGCGGACAGGGACAATCGTCAGATATTGGCAAATTATACAATGGCAAAACGGATTGTTCAAGCATAACGCTGGCAGTAGAAACGAGAATGACGAATTTGTTTGGTATAATCAATCGTTCATTCCATATGCCGGATTCCATGATGAAGAATCATCCTACGAAAAGACGTATTTGCATGTGTATGACCGATTTGCAGTGCAGTTCGCAACGTTAAAGACGTTTAACGATCAAACCGTGATTTTCCGTGATACGTACAACGGACAGGACTACATCACAAGCTATTCGAAGCACCAAAGAGCGAAGTTCACGGGCATCAAGAAAATATTGAACGATGTGACGAGCCGGATGGGGAACACGCGAACAGGCACGACTTGGACGCCGCGTGATACACTGTCCGGCTATACATTTTACGGCTATTCAGCGCATTCGGCGGTCTACAACTACAACAAAGACCTGAACACATGCGAACCGGCAGAAGGAAACGAAGGGCAGGACGGGCGCTTGTACTACTCATTCACCCTGCCAGAAGCGGGAAGCTATCGACTGATCGCCGTTGTCTATTTCCCGTATTTAAACCCGCGGATTCCTATTAGCGTGAACGGACAGGGCTTTGTCATCGGGGAAAAAGGAAATCAGCCCGAATGGTATCCGTTTTACGTCAATCCCGACAGGCATTTCTACGACTGCGGTGTTTTTTCGTTTGGCACTTCAAACACGATTGAGGTTGGCATATGCGAAGACGATGCGCAAATTCTAGGGTTTATCGTTTGCGAGGCGTTTGAGCATGGCATGTCGGGCGGGGAAGTCGAGTATCGCGTCAATTTGCAGCCGACGTGGAAACGGGGAGAAGTGACAAACGGGATCGTTTCAAAAGTGCAGGCCTCCTTTCCGGCGAACATGACGATCACAGGCGAACTATTGCGCCGCCCTCCACGTCCGGCCATCATTTGGGAAGACCTGTTCGGACCACATGTCCGAAGCGGCATTACTGACTTGGCAAAGACGAGATACTACCTGCATGTCGATCCAAGTTACATTCCGCCGGGCTCTAACCCCGACCCCGATTTACAACGATGTGTCGGCACTCCAGTGAGCAGGGGATACTCATTTGGAGCATGGCGCCCCTATGCGGCGACAAGCACCGAGGAAGCGCACGTATTCGCCGATACAAGGACACAGTCTATGCAATTGATCGTCAACCGCCAATACGAGATGAACGCCCATATCGAAGCGGATTTGCGCGCTGACGTGAACGACAGAAACGCTGTGTACGGCATTCGCTTTTGCGCCGATCAAGCCGGACAAATTGGGCGAGGGTATGTCTTTGTTGCTGACCATCGAGCCGGACGGTTCTATTTGAAATACGAGAGCGGAGGAAGTTCCCAAGTGCTAGCGTCCGCACCTCTCACGTTGACGCTTGGACAACGCTACACATTCAAAGTTCGAGTGCACGGCAATCATATCAAGTGCATGGTCGGGAACACGGAAGTCATCGAATATCCGAGTACACAAACGTTTCCGGCGCCGCCAAACAAGGGAGCGCACGGTGTATATGCGAGTGGTTGTCGCGTGAAGTGCTATCGACTGCAAATCGCCACAAATGATCGGTATGAGCCGATGGAGAAGGTAGCAGCGATCATCGACGGCGTGGAACATGTTGCACTTGAAGAAACGCGGCCGTACAGCTATGACGAGCTAGGCTATCTTGTATATTCGGGCTTTGACCCCGATGAAGGGTTAGGCATTAAGATTTCCAATGACTACGAAAACCTCCCGATTGTAACCGTGCCGTCTTGGCAAGGGGAGAAAACCATCCGCATCCGTATGGCGGACGCAGGTGTATGGCTGCGCAATTTCTATGTCGGCGATTCGGAAGGCTATTCGATTGCGTGGAACGGCGACCTTGAAAGTTTCATCAAAGCTGCCGAATACACAATGCGATACGGTTGTAAAGGCGTGGCGATGTGGACAATCGGGCAAGAAGACCCGCGGATATTCACTTATATCCCATGAAAGGGGGTGAAGCCATGGGTATTTCTCCACATGACGGAAACGGGGTGACGATTACGCTTCGAGAGATTTATGATTCGCTGAACGGAGTGTCATCTTCATTGGATCGATTGGAACAACGAATCATTCGTTTGGAAGAAAAAACGTCCGTAGCCAGTGAAGCCGACGAGCGAAGCCGGAATGCCTT